GAGCCGCCGTGCGGTAACCTCGGAAGAGATCGTAACCCGCCTGGATGCATTCATTGACCGTGGCTGTGTTCTCGGGGTCCAGCCTATGGCGGCTAATGTCTGGAAAGTCTACTTTGTCGCCCAATGCTACTAGCTCATTTGGTCGGTTCTTTTCGAGCCAGCCGCAGAAGAGGTAGTGGAGATTCTCGTCATGGAAGGGAGCTTGCTGATCGCCCGTGATAACAAAGAGTTGTGTACCTTGAGCCCCGGCGAATTCAATGGTTTTACGTGGAGGAGCTTTCCATCCATCGCTACGGGCTGCAACAATCTGAGAGCTTATTCGACGCTTAAGATGGAGCTTGGCCTGGTGATGCGTGTGCATCCCCTCTTTGCTCATCATGTCCCACTCGTTAACGGTGGCTCCGTCGATGCTCCATTCCTCGGGATCCAGACCACGCTCTTCGAGCATCTTGTCCGGGTCATCTAGATAGCGCCACTCCTCTTTGGACGGGCCGATCTGCGCTTGGGTACGGATCTCTGCCTCATTGCCATCTACCTTAACCTGTGAACCACGGTCGGAAGCACTGGGCGGCATCAGATTGTGTCTAATGCGGAAGCGCCGTAGTGAATCCTTTGTTGTCTGCACATCATGAATGTGCCACAGGATTCTGATAATGCTGGTATTTGTTTCTCCCTGCTCAATCAGTTCGGTTACTATGCCCAGGACGGGTTCATAGTCAAGCGGACTCTGGGTTGGCTGCTGCTGCACGCTCACGTTCCTCCTTCTCCTTTAGTTCCTCGTAAGGCTTTGAAGTATCTCCTAATGGATCGATGATCGCGTACTTCTTGGTAGCGGCCTCAACTCGGATACGTTCTTTTGCAGGCGTCTCCAAAATGAACTCGCCTCGATCCTCCGAAGTTACCAACTCCTGATTTGCCTTAAGTGTGAACTCTTGCTCATTAGGAGCATTCACTATAGCAGCAGCCTCCTGTATAGCGGCTTCATCTTCCTGAGCCTGTACACGCTTTGAGTGTGCAACTCGCTTTTCCATCTCGCCCACTACGCCGTGGACGTAAGCCTCGGCGTATTCTGGATATGTCTCACGTAGCTCCTGTAGCTCGGCGCGAGAGATCTTGTCGATGTCCTTGTTATTGTCGATCACGTAGTCAACGAACGGCAGGCCAAGCTCCGGGTAGTCCTGTAGCCACTGATCCATATCAGAGCCCTCACGTGCAGCTAGACGGTAGAAAGTCTTCTCTTCCTCCTTGCCCTCATCATTCTGGATCTTGGCTACCCTGGTGTTGTAGGTGAGGCCCGGACGGCGCTCATTCGACTGCTGAGGTACGGAACCGGCTGGTCCGCCCTGCATCGGAGCCATAGGTGGCGCACCGCCCCCTGGAGGCACGCTACCGGCCCCTGGGCCTAGTCCTGGGGGTGCAGGCGGCATCATGATCGGAGAGCCGCCAGGACCGCCTCCTGGGCCTCCTGTAGGCCCGCCTGGACCCATGGGTGCTCCTCCCCCTCCACCGCCGCCACCTGGACCTAGCATCTTCTGCGGGGCTCCTCCACCGGCTCCTGCGCCATGGACTAGGACGGACTCTACCTCGGCCTTCAGGTCGAGTGGTACGGGCAAGCCCTGAATCGTGAGCGCGATGTATGTCTCCATCTTCGTGCGCTGCTGGGTGATCGTCTGTTCCTTAAGCTCCTTGTTGTACTGGTTAACCTTTTCTTTCCAGTCCCAGTCAACGCCGATGAGAAGATCTTCGTTCGGAATCGGCACGCCCATCTGACGAAGGCTCATGAGGAATTGTCGCTCGGTGGCCTGGTCGCGCAGATCGAAGACGGCAAACTCTAGATCGGGGATGAGAAGCTTAGGCACCTCGCGGATTTCCTTGTTGCCTTCCTCATCGAAGACCACGATGCGCTCGTAGATCGGCACACGGGTGTTACCCTTCATTTCATAGTCGTGGTGACCTTGAGCCTCTGCCACTACATATGCTCGCTCTTTATAGTGGTTCTTGAGCATGTTCTGGAAGGTACGTAGGATCTGATTCATGAACTCGGCCTGAAGGGCACTAGATGCGTACGGCTGTGCGTTAGAGCCTGCGCTGAGCAGCGAGGGGTTAACGCCGAACACCTGCATCAGGCGTCGCTCAATGCGGTCGAAGTCGTCTCCCAGGCGTGGCATCTGCTCGCGCCCGAAGACAGAGGTAAGTTCAAGGCCAAAGTGGTGAACCATGACGCGGAAATCACTGGAGAGAGCAATATCCAAGTCGTCTCGTACGGACTCAAGCTCAGCGGGGCCAGGAAGCCATGGCGGCTGCCCATCGCCCATATCCATGATTCCTAGCTTGGCTAGGATGAATGGACTGTACAGGCGCTCTGCGATAGCATCCTGAGAGGCCAGTAGCTTCTCCTCATGGAGAAGCGTACGCAAGCCGCGTAGGAGAATCGGCGTACCGTGGTCATCCCAGTTATTAAGCTTGTTGGCCACCTGACGGAGCATGACGGGGCTGATCGGAATGTGCTCGCCCTTAAGCAGGTACGGAATCAGGTCGGTGTAGTTCTGCTGGAGCATGTACCACTCGCGTGCAGGACTACGTGTCTGAGCGATACGACGCAGATAGTCGGGTGGCACGATCTTCATCTGCTTGCTGTTTAGGAAGGGGAAGTTGTTGATGACGATATCCTCTGGGTTGATAAGCTCCTCATGCTCCCAGACGCCTAGATCCTCATCGAAGGATGCGAGCGGGAATGCCTCGCCCACGCACCAGTACTCACGCCCCAAGGCTACAAGGAATTCACCGTAGTCGAGGTTGTCAAAGAAAATGTCCTCGTAGATGCTCTTGAGTTTCGGATCCTTGCAAGTAAGATCCATGCCGACGAGCGGAAAACGCGTGAAGATGTCAATCAGGATTGGTACAAGGTAGTGTGTAGCGTAATACAATCGTAGCCACTTGTGAAGCTTGTGCCGATGACCCTCATCCGCCACGTTCCACGGGAGGCCAGAGAGATCCCAGTACTCAAGCGGGTCATAGAAACGAGGGATCGCGTTGTAGGCATCTCCACCCATCGGCGTGCCAGGAGATACCATGCCTGATGATCGTTCCATGCTGGAGAGACGGTTCATGCGTCGTCCCAGCATGCGTTTCTCATCCATCGCCCGCATCTTGGCTCCGTTCTCTTGGAGCATCTGCTGTACCTGCGGATCCTGGTAGTTGGCCGATGTGATTCGTCGGCCCAAAGTACTACCCATACGGCTTAAGTCATGTCCTGCTGCGGACAGAAGCTCGTTGTTCGTCTGCACCATCTCGCCGTAGTCCTGCACGGCACGTACCGGATGACGCGAAAGCGTCAAATGCTGACGAAGATTGTCAAGCTCTTCCTGAAGTCGTTGGTCCGCCATATCTATTACGCTGCCGATTTACACAGCAGCATAACCCTTTATGATAACAGGTGCGAAACGCGTTGTACCGTTGAAAGAGGTACAAACCCTTGATCTAATTCCGCCATGATGTCAGACAACGGGTTCTTGTTCACATCGTCAGCCTTGCCTGTAATTGGCACAGTGTTGATGTCGCGACCCTGATTCTGTTCCCTTAACAACCGCTGATGCTCTTCCTGCCCGATCTGAAGTGCTTGCTGAGGCGTAGCGCCCTGTTGAAGCTGTGCTTGCTGCGCCTTATACGCGGCGGCTGGAGGCAATCCTGCCATCTGTTCCTGCACAACACCTTCATTGAAGGGTTCAGCCGTCGGGCGCTGGGCAATCGGTTCTATGAACGGTTCAGCTACACCCACCTTCGCTGCGCGAGGATAGGGTGAAATCTGATTAGGATCCCATTCTGTGCGTGCATTCTCCACAGGTGCAATCGGACGAGCAGTCTCAGGACCAGCCCCACCCAGACTCGGGCAGTAACCATTAGTACAGCGACCATCTTCGGCCATAGAACTACCACACTCGGGACAGCTAGGCGTCCAACTCTCTTTGATGAAACGGCGTGGCATTATGCCTCCACTGGCGACCAACGCAAGTATGAGACTGTTTCGAGCGGATTGCTCTTAGTTACAGGGCTCTGTTCGCGGCTATCGCCGCCCCAGGTCTTGGTGTGCGGGGCCATCTCCATGTTATTCCCCGCAAAGCCCGACTCATCACCCGTAGCCGTCGGTAGTGTCTCCTCTTTCGCATCTCCGATACCCTCAATGTCTTTCGTCGGACTCGTCAAGTTCTCCTTGGGGAGGTGCTTCATGATATCCATCTCCTCATGGTCACCCGCTTCATTTTTGCCACCATCGAACTCATCATGTGGTACGGTGCTAGGGCTCCAGCGCTTCTTGTCCATCTTCGGCTCCGGGCCATCAAGATCTGTATTGCCATCTGCCGTGCGGACTGAAGATTCTAATGCGTCTAGTACCGATGCATTCTTGGAGCAGCAAGAGCAATCGGAGCAAGAGCAACCGGGTCCACAGTTACAGTCATCCCTGCACTTCTCACACTTTGATGAAGCCTCTACATCAATGTGTTTCTTGAGCGCCTTACCTCGGCAGGGACCGCAAACGCCATCCTTGAGGAAACCCTCTTCGCCGCACTCGGAGCAGGAGCCCTTGTCTCCCGCTTCAGCTAAAAAACGCGCTTCACGCTCACGACGGTATTCGCGCGCTTCCTCCTTAGCAAGCTCTCG